TAAGACCCAATCTTGATTTAACAGTTGCAAGGAATGGATTTACTTGACCTGTAAATCTTGCCCAAGTTACGTCTACGTTTTGGTCGAATAGAAGTGTTGATGCAATCTTAGAAATTTCTCTCTTAACGAAGATCATCATTCTACGAACGTTGATTCTATCAAGTGCAGATGGTGTAACTTGAAGAGTCTTTTGACCAAAGATTACAATGCCTTCTGCTGGGAATTGTGCAATTGGGTTGATGTTAGCTTCGTAAAGCGCATCACGGTCTTTTGATGAAAGACGGTCAGTTACGCCTATTACTGGAACACCGCCACGACCTTCAGTTAATCCGCCTCTTGTGAAGCCTGCTGGAGCAAACCAAAGTTCTTGTGTTGCTTGACCGTAAGACATAGCACCAAGAGCTACAACTGATGATGGTACGAAAAGTACTCTGTTATTTACAGTATCGCTTATTTGCACCCAAGGATAGTAAGTTGCGCCGTAGCTGCTGTTTAATCCTCTTTGTCTCATTCCGTTTACAGCGTCAGAAACAGTTCCGTATCTACTTGATTTATTAGAGTAGTATTGTTCTGATTCTGGTGTGTATACATTTGGTAAATCAATAATTGCAAGTGCATCTGCTCTAGCTTCACAGGTTCTTACGAGATGACTTGTAAGTGATGTATTTGTAAGACCTGGAACGGCAATTATGTCTGTTACTAATGTCTCTGGATCTGCACAAGTATCAATAGCACGCTTGTATGTGTTATAGATATAATCAGTTGTCTCTGTAGGAGTTCCTTGTGAGAGTGTGTAGTTGTTTAGTGGCTCTGCTTCTGTAACATCGAAACCATCGAAACCGTTAAACAAAGGCATTGTAAAGCCATTATAACCTTCATTTAGAACGCCACGATAACCGCCAGCAGAGTTGCTTACGGCAGTCAATGATGTACCTGTTCTTCTTGAACCAGATACGTATACTGCACCCACGCCAGTAGGAGTTGAGCCAGATACATCATCAAGAGAAAATACAAAGGAATTAACCAAGTAAGTTCCAACTACAGCATCATGGTCATAAACTTGTGCGCCTACTAGATCATAGTAACCTTGTGTAAATTCATTGTTTGTGGTTGAGATACCAGTTGAGATACCAAAGTATGCATCGCGTGGATCACCAAGACCAGCAGAAGAAGCTGAAACAACCAATGGAAGTGATGGGAAAGTAAGTGATGCTGTTACGTTTGCTGAAGATGAACAAAACAATGAAACATTAGCACTTCCACCAAATCCACCAGTAACAGGAGCGTTGGTTGTAGGATTTACATTACTTGTTATTGCAAATGTTGGAAATTTTGGTGGTCCGAAGAAACCGAATGGAAGGAATGTTGGATCTACGTTACCAGCATCAACATCATCATTCATTTCAACACGAATGTATTTGGAAGCATTTGCGTAAGTACCGTATTCTCTTAGTCTTAATTGTACTGAATCCCATTCAACATATTTATCACCAATTCTTCTAGCAATGTAGTTTGGTGAAGCTGGGTTAAGATTTAGACCTGTCCAACTTTCAACTAATTTGATTGTTGAATCTTTGTCACTTGACATTCTTACAAATAGAGAGAAAGTTCCGTACTCGTCAAAATCATTTGTTGGAGCTTTTATGTCACCGATAGATACTTTGTAATTCTTTTGTTCGTATTCACCAGCATCAAGAGTTGAAAGTCTGAATAGTTTTTGTTGGCTGGCTGGATTGAATGAACCAGTATTATTTGTTAAATCTTGTGCAATTACAAAACCAGTTTTTGCTGAACGAGCTGGTTTGTTGTGATTTTGAAGTGAGTATTCTGTACCCTTAAGTGCTGTTATAAGACCGTAACAATTTGCACTTGAAAGTGTATATGAAGTAGATTGGTTTGCAAATACGTCTGCAAGGTTTCTTTCAAATGTTTCACCAAGCCAGTAATCTTCAAGATTGGCTGTGCTTGTAATTCTAGCGTTTGTAAGAATTGGATTTGTGTTAAATACTTTTCTGATATATTTGTCAGAGGCTGGATCAAAGTTGAAGTTTGATTCATAAGTACCATTTGGTCCTGTTACAACAGCTCTAAATTCGCCAGTAGAACCACCAGTTACGGATCTGGCAATTAAGTTAGTTCCTTGTGTAGAGTCTGTTAAATCTTTAAGTTGAACTGAACCAGATTGAACATACCAAACAGCAGCAAGTGTTCCAGTTACAGCAGTACCAGCAGAAGCGGAAGGCATAACGAACAAACCATAGGCACCACCACCAATAGAACCAGTTGCAAAATTGTTGGCGGTTGTCCAGCCTGCTTTTGCGCCGTCAGCATTTGTACGGTTTGGATGCTCTGTACCAACCAAACGGAGTACGTTAAGAGCTGGTGTATTTCTAAGCCAAGCTTGAGCAGCATAAGCAGCATAAGTTGGTCCTACATAATTACCTTCACGCCATACGTCTGTACCATCATTGCCAGCAATTGGATTACCAAATGTTTGTACAAATTGAGAAAATGAATTAACATAAACTGGTCGCATTGCTGGACCTTTTTCAAATCTTCCGATTACTGTTGGACCTGTTTGTTGCGAATCAGAAGTACGAATTGAATTATCAATCTCTTGTACTTGAACACCTGGGGAAACAAATCTGTATGATGAAGCTGCCATTTAATTTAGACTCCTGCTTATTATATGAAATTACATTAATAAATAGTCTATTAAACAGCAAAAGGCTTTAAGATCTGTATTTTGTTTTATTTTTAGAAGTATTTAAGAATTCTTGTATGTCTCCGACAATAACTCTTTCTCTTGGAAACTTGAATTCTACTGCACTTTCTCTTACAGTCATCTTTGGACCTATTTGATTTTTGTCATCACCAATCAAATAACCTATAACTTCTATTGTTATTGAAGATGAATAAGTTTTTCTTTCTTCATTTAATTGTGCAGAATTGTTTTCAAAATTAAAATCGCCTTTAATAAAAGCATCATACTTGTGTCCATCTTGCAATAACTGAATGTATCTTGTGTTTCCGTTTCTTGTAAAAAATGGTGTAGTTAATTCGTTCAGTTGTTGTTGATAATCTGTTTTAATGTTTACTTGATAAGATACAGCAACGTGAACAGGAATTGGAATAGTTATTGTTTCATAGACAACTTTATTGTTTCTAGAATAACCAGTTGAGTTTAGTGGAAAAACAGGATTTGATCTTGGAGATCTATTATACTTAATGTTATCAGCATTTTGAAAATTAGAAGTCTTTTCTTGATTTACTCTTCTTGCTATTGTAATGACTCCACCTTTTTCATCATTAACTGCTCTTAAGTTTGCTGGTATTGAACCTGTTTTCTGTGGGTCTTTATTAATTGATTTTCTTTCAATTGTAATAATAGGATAAATAATCATACCAGATGAATCACGTATTTCTTTATCATTTTTTATTTGATGGGTTCTCTCTGCTGATACCCAAGTTACAGGTACTTTTTTCCATCCTTCTGGATAAGTTGCAGATAGATCCATTTCATAGTTTAACCAATTATAGAAAGCAAGATCTATTGTTTCTATAGTAGAAGATTGAAAAGTTATTTCTTGTAGTTTATTATCTTCCATAGTTTATCAACCTGTATAAATAAGAACTGGAATCTTCTGGTTAAGCTTCTGTATATCATCAGCCATTTTAGCTTCAGATTCAGCAAGTTTATGATAAGTGATTTGTTCAAGAATCTTATTAAGCTCTTCCTTTAATTCTTTTCTTTCTTCTTTTCCTTCCGACATTAGAGCAGGACCATTTAGTGTTACGCTTTCACCAGGAATTGGAATTGTACTAAATTTAGATCTAACGTGTCCAAGCATTTCTTTACAGATTGCAAGAGCATATCTTCTAATCCATTGTTTACCAATTGAGTTTATACTATTATATGGTATGTTTGCAAATGGAAGTGTATTCATATTGTTTACACCATTAATAGTATCATCAGAAGAGCCAGATGTTGTTTCCCAAGGATTAGATTGGTTTGTAATTGAAAACTCAACCCAATAATTTGAAATACCTATGTCTGATGGTTGTGGAAAGAATCTTATTTTATTATTTTTAATCTCATAAGAGAAATGAGAATTTCTTGTATAGATTGCTGTTTCATATGCCATAGCTTGAAGTTTGTTGTGCCAAGTAGGTATTACTTCAAATGTGCTATCGTCTGCATATTGCCCGTAAGATGAAAGATTGCCAATAGCATTTAAACCACCATAGTATCCAAAGAATCTCCACATTGAATTTGGAGTTTTGTAAAATACTCTTCTAATAATAACTCTTTTATTTCCAACAGAACCAGAGTATGGAACTGGACCACCAGAAGCAGGATCATAATTACTTAAAGAAGCAGATTCAATTATGGCTTGCAAATCATAATCTTGGTCATACGGTGTAATAGGTACAGATGCAGAATAAATTGGTTCAATACCGCCTATACCAGCTTCAGTAGCAAATGCATCTCCATACCTTGAAGCATAATTTAAATTGTATTTTGGATAAGCTAATTGTGGACTTTGACCAGCTAAAGCAGAACCAGCAATAAACTCGCCATCTTGATTAAATGAACCAGTAGCTGCTCCCAACATAGTAGGAAGAGCATTAATTGATTGATGAAGATTAACAAGATAAGAGTATTCTAATACAGCTTCTTCATAAGCTGCGTAAACATTGCCTGTTGTCAATTCAATGTCTAATACATCACCACCAAGTCTTTTATAAACAAATGCAACTTGGTCTGCTGCACCAGAAAGAAATTGAGCATTAGTAGAATAAATACCTAATGGTAATGTATTCGCAACATCAGCAGGATTTCCGCTAGATGGTAATACAACTGCGCTTAATGTGGATGCTGGAGTTAAAACAGGAACTGCCATTCATAAATACTCCTTAATACTTTAAATAGTTACAAATAAAAGAAAACCCCCCAAACCTTTCGGAGAGGGGGGATTCTTTGCCTAGTTAGGCTGCTTTATCAAGCGCCGCCAGATTCGCCAAGGAGGCCACGGCAAATTACCAAGCCGTAAAGGTCTGGTTTAACCATTTTCTTAGCGTAACGGGTCATGACGCCTTTACGTGGAACGAAGTCCTCAGTACCAAAGATGGTAGGAGTGACTTGTAGTGGTACGTATGGTGCATAAACGTAACCAGATTCAAGGAAGCTGGAACCTTTACGACCGACGAGGATTACGTTACGAAGGAAGTATGGATCAACGTATACGTCGAATTTCTTGGAGATTGAACCAACGTTAATTGCGCCAATTTCACCTTTCTCGTCTTCGTGAGTTACTTTAGCTCTGAAGCCAGAAGTGAACTCAAGAATGTTAGCAACTTCTGGACCACATACGATGAAGTTAGCACCGCCACGGAGAGTCTTTCTGTGGATTTGGGCTGATACATCATTGATTGTTTCAATGAGGGTTTCGTACCATGCACTTACAGTACCTGTGAAGTCTGGGGCTTTAGCTGATGCACCAATCTCTACGCCAGTTAATTTATTGACGAAAAGACCTGGAGATCTTGACCAGAAGAATGTACCAGCGGTTGCACCTTTGATAAGGTCTTCAAGAATTTCACGGTCAATTTCAAGACCGATTTGTTCTGAAAGAATTGAGGTAAGCTCAACTTCTGCATCAAGATTGTGGTAAGCATTGAGGTCTTGACCAAGTTCTGGTGTCCATTTTGCTTTGAGCTTCTTGGTTATAGCGGTGATTGAAACTGAATCGACTTTGATATCAATTTCTGGAATGTTTGATTGAGCCTCAAGACCCCATGTATCGTTACCAGCAATTGCGCCAAGAGCGTTGGTTGAACCAGCGGCTGGTGTACGAT